TTATCAATAATAGATGCGCCCCAGCCAGCGGGGTAGATTGAGCACATCACGCCTAAAGAAGTGTCACCCTGATCCATCCTACCATTGACATCTAGCCCACGAATATCGCCGCCCGTACCAACCTGATAAGCAATAAACGCGGCCGGTTCTCGCGTTTGCATTGAAATCATATCATCGCCCGGATAACCGTTCGCTCTCTCTACTTGTCCATTAAATGCGGGGCCATAGATTTTTAATAGGTCTGACTGCAACGCATAACCACGCAACCTTGTTAATTTATAATCAAGCACCCCTTGAACACAAAACCCGTATTTTTTAGTATTGCGCGCTTCTATATTGTCTAACTTAAGACCACGAACCCCCGAAAAATAAATTGCTAACAAGTCAGGTGACTGTGTGCCAGATGTGTTGTTTGCAACATTCCAATCAAACACCCCACCCGTAACCGTGATGTTTACATTCGCCCGTTTAATTCTCACGGCTCCGACAGGATTGGCTACAGGTAGTGCCCGCAAACGGATATGAAAATCATTGGCGTTATCGACTTTTATTACTGTGAATACACCGTTGTATACAGAAGAGCTCTCGCAATCTAAATACACGGCATCGCCAACACTAAGCCCGTTTGCTGGCCACGTTATCAGCGCTTTCATTGTGCCAGCCGTCCAGTAAACATTGCCCGTAATCGTAGCCCATGGCGCTTTTAACGCTGAATTGACCAATAGTGATTTGTTTATCGCGGACGCCTGCTTAACCACACAAAGCGGGGATATTGTTAAATTTGTGTTGTCCTTAATTTGTAGCGTGTCGTTTATCAAATAGCCCGCTTTAGGGCTCCAATGAATACTGCCTTTTGCATCTAGGCATTTTTGAACCGCAGCAGTGTCAATAGCAGATAAGTCGCCAATAGCCCCAAACATTTCCGGCGTAGCTGTATCGTAATCAACTCTCTTTAAATAAAACCCACCCAAGCAATTCTTTTGCGTTCCACTATCATCAGTAACCGACCCCACAAACGCCATTAGCGTTCCACCACCTAGGCCGCCGGATGTGTGCTGAGCTAGGGTGAATAACTGGCCTGCGTTAGTCGGTGTTACCGTACTTATGTCTGCCCACGTATCTATTTTCTGTGTTATCAAACTGGTATCAAATGCGTTCGGGTCTATAGTTTCAATGGCTGCGTTCTCAACCGCATCACCAGCCGCATTCCAGCGTAGTAAACCCAATGGTGATGGTGTTAGTTCAGGCATCACACCGTTGCTGTCACTGAGTGGCAGGCGTAACCCGCGACCTTGGATATCTTCAAGCTGCTGGATCAACATTGTCTGTTTATCAAACGCATCTTCATGGGTGTCTGGGTAGAAACCACCCTGACTATCGAAGTCGGTGAGCTGTTCGGCTGAGTAGTTGGAGCGAATATAAATCTCATCGCCGGACGCGGGTGCAGTGACCATCACCACGTTACCACCCCCATCGATACCCGTACCCGTTACTGAGTAGTGGGTGCCGAGGGTGAGTGTTGACTGTGATGTACCGACCGTTTGATACACGATGACGTTCTCATCATTGAACGCTTTGAACGTGTAGGGAAAGCTAGTAGTTACACCGTTGCCTGTGTATGGACCGGATGTGATAGATGTGGTGTTTACAGTCATGGTGTAACCTCGGCAATAATTGAGCCAATACTATCATTGTTTTTTAACTGGTCCAATGACCAATTCGCGGAACGTTAAATCTTCACCTTCAGCAAGTACATTATACAAGTGCTCACCACTGTTCCATGCTTGACCTGTACCAGGTATACCGAACGCGGCACCAGCGAGTTTGGTTACGTTCTTAATATCTCGTGCTGAAATATCTTCACCTTCCCACACACTATTCTGAATACCCGATGTACCGTCGATACCCTTAGCAATGACCGATGCAATTGGTGACATGGTGTAACCAAAATCAGTTGCTTTGGCATTAGCAGCATCACGCACCCCTGGTATTGATTGAATCGGGAATAATGCGAGTTTTAACGCGAGTTTTTGAGCAATGGCCTCTTCATCGTCGTCACCAAAATCACCACGCAACAACATTTCAAACAGCACAGGTAAGGTGAAAAAGAACAACCCTTTAGCTGCGAGATCCACCGCGTTGTATTTACCCGACTTAGTACCTTTCACAATGTCACGCTCCAAGTTCCACAGTGATGAGAAGTAAGTCATAAACATGGTGAGCGAACGGTGCAACTCACCTTGATTGCGATACAGTGACGCCATGTCTTTAGTTAAACCTGAACCCTGTGCCTGTTCCACGATCCAATCACCGTATTGGTAAGCGCGCTGCTCATCACCGTGTTCTTTCATTGCTTTAAGATAACCAGCGTACCAGCTTGGTAGATCCACCATGTAAAGCTGTATATAAGCAATGTGTTTCATCGATACTTCTTGCAACTTAGCAAGTTTACCCGACTTATTTTGCAGCTTACTCATTACATTTTGCATCTCGCGGTCAAAGCTCTCAGCACGGTGACTCAATGTTTTCGAGTTGTCGCGCGCAAACTCCCACGCACTTTTAATCGAGTCGGGTCCCGCAAGAATGGTGCGAAGCGCTTGGAGTGTGTTAGCTGCACCAGCTTCACCCATAGTGTTGAAGATACCCGATACTTGAAGCAAGCCAGTGGTGGCCTTGAACCCCATCACACCGAGTGTAGTGCCCATGCGCAACTTACCAAACGCTTTTTCAAGAAACGTTTTAGTCTTAGTTTCGTTACCGTCTTTTGCAATGTCATTTAACCACGGTTTAAGTTGTGCAAATTCTTCAGCCCCCATGGTGGTTTTAATAGATTCAGCAATCGACTTATTGCGAATGAGTTTGTTGACCTCACGCACCGCATCATGGTGGGTGATGAAGTGAATCACCTCTTGGAAGTGGTTAGGTACTACATCCAAGCTAAAACGAATCGGTGCGTAGTATTTAGTACGCTCATTGGTGGCGCTCGCATTCACCGATGACTGAATACTACCCGTAGTGCTGAACATCGACTCAGTGTTAGCGTTCAACCGTTCTTCGTTGAGCTCAGCTTTATGAGAACGGTTAGGGTCGTACTTCATAGGATAGTAACCACCGTTGAACGTACCGTAAGGTGTAACCACGGGTGTAGCTTCAACCTTCGGCGGGGTGAGTCCCGTGGTGCGACGGTGTACTTCAGCAAGTTGTGGGTACAGTTGGTCCATACGATCCCAGATAAGCTGTACCAGCTTCCAGTCGTTTTCATTCATATGCTTCAGTACAGCTTGCAACTTGGGGTTGTTGAAGGTTATCTCAGCATCATTTTCAGGATTCGCCCAACCCTCGCCCAGTAACATTTTACGAAGGTTGCCAGCGTTACCTGTGTTCAGCGCCACCGCTAATATCTGGTGACCCCATAAATTACCGTCGTTCTCATCGTTCTTAATTTCAGGAATAAACACCTTTGCATTGTGGCGCTTCTTATCCGCTTTACTACGGTTCTCGATCGCCTTCATCACATCGTTGCCGATCTGTTTCCACAGCGCGACTTCAGCGTGCTTAGCGTCATTGAACGGCTGAACGAATACTTGGTGACTAAGACCTATGCGCTCGCCGCCATCTAACCAGCTTGCGAGGTAGGGTATCTTGGTCATTTGACCCATGATCCAGCGACCATAGTTCTTACCATCCACCACAGTGGTGCGCTGCGCTTTGAAGCGTTGCGGCAATGCCGACCAGTGATCAACTAATTTATTGACCAGTTTCTTGAAGGTTATTTCTTCACCCATGCGCACCATTTTGTTTGAGTAGCGCGCAACGTGTTCAATATTCTTAACAGAATCCGAGACACCTTGCAGGTCGTTGTATTTCACATTTTTCCAATGGTCTTTGTAAAGCTCGTTCAACACCACTGGTGACAGTACCAAACCATCACCATCTACACTCATGCGCTCAGCAGCCCATGTGTTAATGTCTTGGTTGTGCTGCTCAACTGAGCTGAGTGTCGCTGACTTACGGAACTCAAAGCGTTCAAGAATCTTGACGATCTGCTCCCAGTAACCGTTCTCAGCCTTCATTATTTCTTCGCGCACTTCCTTCTTGTTGTAGCGACCCATGCTGTCAACAATCTTGGTGATATTGTTCTGTGCTGCGGTCGCTTCCATGGCGAGGAAGTAATTCATCACCTGGCGCGCCTTAGCTGCTGCGGCACCTTCCATATTACCTTTAGCAAACATTGACGCCGCTTCCATAGCCGCCTTGATCTCAGCGTTACGGTACTTGTTAGGGTGTATCTGGCGGTAGCTCAGCTTATCGATTGTTTCTTCAGCAAGACCACGGATGACTTCACGGTCGATACTGCGTTGACCACGGCTGAGAATCTTCAGCTCAGCAAGAATCAGGCGACCGCGTTCTTCATTCTGCACTGCGTCATCAGCTTCCTTCTCAATGGAACCATCGTTCAAGATGTCGCCATGTCGTTCTAACATGATCGCTTCAGCACGATCAGCAGCAGCATCACCAATTGGCTTAGCTTTGCTGATAGCGTCGATCATCTCAGCGCCAGAACCGTAACCAAAGAATGCAGCAGCCTCATCTGGGTGAACACCAGTGGCACCCTTAGCGGTCATGTTGGTAAGTGCTGAAGGTATACGGGTTGAGGTGATGCCTCGTGCATCAGTTTTTTCAACACCGTAGAGTTCTTTTACAGTTGCATGATCGAGTTTGAAGTCACCATTGCGCAGGGTGTCGATTGCCTTGTACACCGGTAGTGCTTTCAGTGCAGTCAACTCAGTGTCGATGAGGTCTTGCTTTTCTTCTTTCCATGATTGCTTCTTGGTACGGGTGATCTGGGCGATTAACTTGTCGCGCAGTGTTTCAGTTGCAGCACCCTGTGTCTTCTCAACTCGCTCTTTGTAAGCCGCGAACTCAGCTTCAGTCATGCCCGCAGCAGCCGCGTCTGTGAACAGTGGTGCGAATCTTGCACGAGCTTCAGCCATCTTGATCTGTTCTTCAGTGGCGACCATGGTGTCGAGCACCTTACGCATCTCATTATCTAGCTTCACGTTCAGACCACGGATTGATTTATAAATCTCAACCATCCACTGTGCCATGACGCGGAACACGTTGCGCAACTCGATAGAGGGTGACTTACCTTCCATGATGTATGCTTCCCACCCGCGCGCGAACTGCTCGTGAGTAGCTACACGGATCGCAGTGTCAATATTCGCATCACCAGTAGTGCCGTTATCAAGATACAGGGTCACGTCACTGGGGGTGACTACCAACGCGGGGCGGGTGAAGTCTGGGGTTTGCTTAGCAATAACTTCATTGGCTTCTTTTGCAACATCCACCGCGTTACGTTTGAACCAGTTGTGAATACCACTTAGCTTTTTACCGTTTGACTTCAGCTCCATCTCATACATGAAGTGGGCAAACTCATGCATAAACGTGGATAGGTTCGACGCTTCAGTTAAGCGGATGAGTGAGTTCGCGGGTTCGTAGTAGCCGCGTGATTGTTGTTTCAGAATACTTGAATCGTTAGGGTCAAATTGACCGTTGTTATCTATTGCTGATTTAATTTGGTTGGGGTTGAATACCGCGTATATGTCACTAGGTTCTTGGTTGTAACCAGCACCCGACGTGGGGCTATCCTTTACATTTTTAAAAATTACACCATCGAAACCAAGGGTGCGTGCTAGTTTTGCAATACCATCAGTTTCTAATTGGACATTCTCAATACCAGGTATGTCGCCAAGTTTTTTACCATCAAGTGTGGTATCACTATTCGATATTTTTGGTGCAATACTTCCTGTTGGATTTTCACCCATTAATTCGTCAAGTTCAGCATACAAAGTTGAAAGAATGACAGCTTCTTTGGACGATTGTTGTTTTAACTTATCAGGGACGGAACCATTAATAACCATACTAACGTCAAGTGTATTCCAACCCTTCCCCTCAACGTTTATGATTAGTGGTTTTTGAATACTGAGATAGGTGCTATACACCTTTTCACCGTATTGACTTGCTATTTGCTTACTGGAACTAAAGAATGCACCCCCGCGTGATCTGGTGTTAAAAACCTCAATAGATTCCCCATTTGAGTAAGCGTGCGCATTACTACCATGGTAAACAACCATCGGTTTACCGGCATCATCCACCACCTTACTGTCAGCAAACCAGCGCTTGAAATTATCAGACGCAGTGACATCATCACGACTCTTACTCAACGCTTCAGGTACAGCAAGCTCCATGCCACCCAGTACCACGATTGCTTCACTCATGGGGATGTCGGTATCAGTCGCTATGGATCTTACACGCCGTTGTTCTGGGGTGAGCTTCAACCGAGCTTGGGTGATACGCGCTTCGATCTCACCACCAAGTGCCCTGTAAATATCGTATGGGGTTTTGAACTTGGTGACACCAGCCACCAATGCCGCGCGCTTAGCTTTACCTACCAACTCTTGACGGGGTTTCAGTAGCTCCTTAGCTTTGGTCGCTTCACGACTAAGCGCCTTGATCATACCCGTCATGGTACGGGTGTCGTTCTCAAACATGGTGATCTGAGATTCAGGGATCTGCGACTTCAGGAACACACCAATGCTGAATGCAATATCACGTACTGCTTCTTGACGCTTTGGACCACTGCGAGGCATGTCATAGAACTTGCGTTGCAGGTCATTAGCTTCACGGTTACCACGGAACTTGTCGTCATAGATCCATTGCGATTCGTTCAGGATGTGACGGAACACACCGCTTGGTTTATCGCGGGTGGAGTATTCAATGAGGCGCTTGTAGGATTGGTACATCAGCGCGTTGCGTGACAGCTCCGCAGCCTTGTCAACGGTCTTAAACTTCCACTGGTTGCGGTAGTCCCACGTATCCAGCTTGTTGGTCATGTCCGCATCGAGGCGTTGTAATACCGACTTCACGTTATTCGCAAACGGTTTACTGTCGTTGCCGCCGCGCGCGAAATCTTCAAGCTCTTGAATAGCGTGTTGAAGCTCGTGCATTAGGGTTGATAGTTGTTCGCTTTCTGACATCGACTCATTAATGTTAATCGCATTTGCAGTAACACCATACGACCCGCGCTCACCATTACCCATTGGTTGAAAATGCAGTTCAATATTGCGAAGTGAGGGGTATGCTTTGAATAGTGCAGAATGGTTCAGCATCCCACCAACGGTTTCATATTGGCGAGAGCGTACAGCAACCGCATCAATTACTTCCTGACGTTGATCGTTTTCTTCTTTCGCAGGTAGACGCCCAAACGGTTTGTCGAATAGTTCATTTGAAACATCGTTGAGCATCTCAGCGTAAGTAGGGATCTGACTCGGCTTAACCGACCACTCAGCTTCATGGTCACTGATTTCATAGCGCCACTTACCATCCACCCCCATGAACCAACCGGTGTCACGCTGGATCGCGTTGTTACCTAGACCCTGTTCGCGCATGTGTTTAGCACGATCAAGCTCAGCCATTGGCACGCCTTGTGCATTGATACCTACGAACTGGTTGAAGATGTTACCCGTGGTGGTATCGAATGAACCCTTGTTGTTGACCGATTTAACTTGTTCAGGGAAGAATGCCACATAGATCATACTGTTCTCATCACCACGGTTTTCAAAACCTTTGGCGACAATACCGTCGAACCCTGTAACTTCTTGCACAGCTCTATTCACAATTTCAACATCAACGCCAGCACCTACTAAGCCGCCCAGTTGGTCAATTGCTTTGTCGTCATTCATCACTAATTCAGTGGCGCTGTTGATTACTTTCTGCAAACCTTCATAGTTCACATCACCAAAGTTAGAAAGGAAGCCATCACCAATATCAGCGTCATTAACTTCAGCTTCACGCTTCGCAATGTTCGATAATAGTTTCTTAATGGTCGCCTTGTTAAACGCTGGTTGATCGTAAGGCATTGGTTTCTGCATAGCGAGGTACGCGCTAATCACATTACCGTATGATCTGGCAATATCTTTGTTATTGGTGAAGTAGAATCCCGCACCTTCAACACGACCGTTTGACCCAATCTTAGAATAGTCAAATGTGAAATCACCCGTGGTCAAATCACCTGGTGTACCCGAATAAACAACTTTTGGCGCACCCTTCTCATCAACAATCTTTGAATCACCGAAATAGTTCCAAAAATCATTGACCACTTGTTCATTGGCACCCAAGTATTCACCGGCGCTGTTCTTAGTGGTGCGTTGAATAGTACCTTTGCGGATAGTGTCGGGTAGGGTCTGTTGTCTCAATGTTGCGGGTGTATATGTAAAACTGATCGGCGGTGTGTACGCTTCACCATCGAAGTCTAATGTAACGTCATCCTGTTTTAGATAACTAATTTTTTCATAGTAGGATTTCGCACTCTTAGTGGAATCTACAACCGCAAGTCGTTTACCGGTTTGATCCGCGTAATTTTTAAGTTGGTTGATTACAGACGTACCGCGACCAGTACCCGTTGCAACTTCAGCAAGATCATCTAATTTCTTAGCAGCAATACTGGTGAGATAAACGTTATTTTCGTCTTCACGAATAGACGCTTGTACTTGAGCATTGTCAAATTTCAATACAACACTTTCACCCAGTACCGAGTCTGGTTTACCCTCTTTAACCACCTCACCAAGTGACTTAACACTATCCATAGCCGTACTAAACGATTGACCCAATGTCTCAAGCTCAGCACCCATGCGAGCAGCTTCGCCCGTCTGTGGCCCCTGAATCACAAGACCCGATTGTTCATAAGCCTGCTGAACACTGATCCCGTTATCACGCGCAAACACTGTAGCCCACGCGGGTACGATGCGCGCCATCACATCAGCGTTCTTAGAATTAAGGCGACCGGTATCAATCAACTGTTGCTTAACAGTATCGAAGATCTGTTGCGACTCAACATACTGACTCACGTTCTCATTAGCGCGGGTCATTAAATCAGTCATTAAGGTTTCAGTTTCATCTTGCGACTGCTTCAAGCGGAACGGTGACGGGGCGGTGCCGTTCAGGTTCATAAACTCGCGCAGCGCGGTGAAGTGTTCAGTACCCGCGATATGAGTAGCGAAATCGGCAATGGGTATCACCACGTCACTACCGAGTGCAGCAGCATCGTTGATACCTGCTGCCAGTAACTTGACCGCTGGTGACTCTTTATCTTCAAGGGTGTCTAGGTACAGCTTGGCTTGTACACCGTCTATGAATACGTGGGTGTTGTTATCACCGTCGGCTTGTGACATGAATTGGTGAAATGAATCAGCGTCACGGCGGCGCAACTCCGAGTTGTTCGCATCTACTGCAATTGAATCAATGGTGGTTTGGTCGCGTTGGTGCTGAGTGACTTCGGCTTCTTGTTCGGTAGATAATGACTGCATCACTTTACCGATACCACCAATAGCACCCGACTGAACACCACCCGCGACAAGAGTGGCGCCGAGTGTAACTGCTTGTCGTTCAAGTTGGATCTTTGCTTTTTCTTCAAGTGTAGCGGCATTATCCCACTCTTGATCGAGACCATTCAGTATTGCATTGGTTGATTGACCAAGAGTTGCGACCTGTTCACCGGCTACTTCAGTCGCCATGTACTTAATCATCTTCTTACGCAGCCCAACACCATCGAGCATGTCACCGAGGAACTTAGCAGGTAGAACCTCAGTTAATATTTCAATAGATGCGTCAATAGATGCGTAGTTAGATGCCGCATCATGGTCAAGACCACTAGCGGATGCTTCAGCGTATGAGGTGCCGTAAGTAGTTGAACCCGCCCACCCCAGTATAGGCGCAGGGTTACGTGTAGCAACTGACCCTGCTAACCCTGGCAACATCATGCCCACTGACTCAATACCGCTGCGCACTGACTTCTGAGCTAGGTTAAGGTCTTTAGGTGTGTTCGCGGCTATCTCAGCATTCAACGCTGTTACGCGGGTATTTAACTCGGTGTTAATATCGGGTGTACTGAATACTAGATTCAAAGGATCTTGCGCGTTGTTTCGAGTGACATCAACTTCTTCAGGGAAATCTGACGACTGCTGCGCACTGTTACGCAACGACTGAATTAAACCGTATCCTGATTTTTTCAACCCTGATAACAGGTTCACGCCTAAACCTTCAAACGTGTTACCGATACGGTTCTCAGTAATTACTTCAGTGTCGGCTGTGAAGTCGGTGATACGTTTAAGCGCACCTTCGATTTTCTTGAGCACACCGATATCATCATGCGCAATGGTGGCTTTGTCGAAGTCACTGAAGAACTTGCCCGTAGCGGGGTGTGCTGTGAAATCTTCACTAGCCACTTTATTAGCGCGGTGGTCTGCTTCAACACCAAGGGGGTCAACTGCCACATCATCCACGGGAATGCCCGTGTCACGAGATAACTGGTTGATTTTTACTTGTTGGTCGGGGTTTACGCGCGCAGCTTCAGATAGCACCGCTGAAGTGGGTACTTCATCATCAAATATGGATAAATCTACGGTGTTATTGGTGGGTTCAACTGACTGAACACTCGGTACTTCATCATCAAATATGGATAAATCTACGTTGTTATCAGCCATCGAGTTTACTCTTTAAGTGCGGCCTCCCTAGCGGAAGCGGTTTCATGAACTTTCATTAAGTTTTTAGTAGTAACAGCTTTACCGTTAGCGCGCAAATAGTTGGTGTAAGCGTCTAACTCATCAGCCGGTAGGTCATCCAATTTTATAGTAGGATCGGGTAAATAGCTACGCTCCTTGACTACACCTCGCGAGAAGTCACTCAGTACCTTACGATACTCATCATCACTGAGAAATGACTTACCAGTCTCACGCATCTTACTTTCAATCATCGCATCAACGGTACGATTGAGTGCGTTGAACTTCTCGATGTCACTCGAACCCGTCATTGTCTTCTTACCCATCAGCTCATACAGTCGATCTTTCTTCAACTGGTCGCGGGTGGTAGTACCATCAGCTTGACCTTTGCGCGCAGCGAGTACGGCAGTAGCCAGCTTCTCACGGTGAGCTGTGTCAAGTTGCCCGGCGTACTCAGCAGGGTTGACTTGAGCTAATCGATCTGGTGACTGTGAAATGAGTTTGAAGTAAGTGTCGTAGTCGTTCACAACACCCTTGCCACCGATAAGCTGCTGTTGCTGTGCACCAGACATCTTGTTCCATGCTTCGGGGTTTGTTGACTTGAACTGCTCAGCCGTACCACCCCCACCCGTGAACTTGATTGCATCATCAAATATTGCAGCAGATTCTTCAACCTGTGCCTGCTTAATCATGTTGAGCTGGTACATAGATTCTTTCATCACGCTGTTGCGCAACTTAGGATCTTGGATCGCATTAATGTCGTCCATGATCGCAGTACGCGCATCATCACGACCCGCGTACTTTGCAATCAACCCACCGGCTGTATTCACCGTGTAATCAGCTTCACTTTTGACCTGTTCGGATTTTACCTTTGTGTCAAGCATCTGCTTGATCTTGACAACATCGGGACCTTCTAACTGAGTTTCATACTTGTCGAATAACGCTTTACCTTCAGCGGAGCTCGACTGGGTGGCCGCGTGAATTGAGCTTGAGATAAATGCTGAGTTGTAGCTTTGCAGTTTTTCATTCACGGCTTCAGGTGGTAAGCCTTTCAACTTGCCTAGGTCAAGTACACCTTGGCGCCCCAGTTCCATTTGAATACCCAAACGCTTTGGATCGTTCCAATAGAGTGCAGCATTCTCAACGGTGTTTTCTAAAGCAGCTTCAGCGGTGCTGGTTTCCCATGCGCGCATACCCTTGGCACCGTGCTGCATAATATCTTGCTGAGCACTGGTGATATGTTTGTTCGCCACACGGTCGAATGCTTGACGACCCATCTCAGTTTTAAGTGTACCTGAGTAATTGCGTTTCAGTTCTTCAAGCTGCTTGTTGACATCGGGCGCGCGGTCGAGCGCGTCACGACCTTGAGTATTGAAGTAACCCTCTTTAGGGTCAAAGAATATCTTGTTCTTGTCACGTTCAAAGCTCACCAGAGCGGCTTCCGCTTCAGTATCAGCAACCCGCTTCTGAGCTGCTTGATACGACGCCATCACATCACCAGCGGTATCTGCAAGTGCGGCTACAGTGTTTCCGCTGAAAGCACCTGCTGGTACATTAGCCGACGCCATGGGTGCGTTGTTGATCTGAGTTTCAACTTTCGGACCACCATACTGTTCAACTTTTAACATTATGCCATCGCCGTATTAGGTTGAGATAACCATGATGATTGTGCAGTACCCGATGGTGAATCAAACATGGTGCTGCTGTTTATTGCACTTTTTTGATCGTACCACCCACCAGCTACACCACCTTGATACATTTGACCTGCTGCTTGAACACCCCCAGTGATAATTGACCGAATACCTGCTTTTTTAGATGCAGCACCTTCGGCCCTAGTTAGTACAGCCTTATCATTGAGTGCGTCAGCCGCTTCGCTGTAGTTGCTGCGGATACGCAACGCATCCACATTACCCATCAACTCAGCGTCTTGCTGTAATTGGAGTGGTGAACCTGAGTTTAAATCAACACCGTTTGCACCGATTGCTGCGCGTTGATTAGATATTAACTGCTGTACTTTCTCACGGTGAGCGTTCTCAGCTTCAACCCCTTTGTTACGGGTTTGAATCGCGCTGTTGTCCATATTGCGCGCGTTGTAGTTTGCCACTTTATTGGCATACTGACCTTGTTGGTAATCAGATACACCTTTAGCAGCCGCAGTGACCGCCATAATTATATAAGGGATTGCTGGACCGCACATCTTGTAAACCTCATAAACAGTTCGCCATTCACACCGATGGGTTCAGGGTCACTCATCGTGAACCCCATCGACTTCAACCATCGGATACTTTTTACATTTTCACAGTGTACCCAGTTTTCTAACCGAGGACACACTTCAAGCATTTCATCTACGCCAACTCTAGTGTGTTCAATAAACTCGCGCTTGTGCTTGAATATTAAGTCTGTACCTAGTAACCATGGTACACCAAAACCAGTGACAATGTTCTCAACTACCAACCCGAATACTACACAGGGTTCACCGTTGATTAACGCCGCTGCGCACAGCTTGGATCTGTCAACACCTGTCATCAATGCGTCAATGGGGGTGTAACCATGTGACGCGGCAATCTCGACACGATCAGCTTGTCGCATGTTATCCGCAACATACCGAATCAGCTCGTCGGTAGGTTTAACAAACTTAACTGACATCTACAGTAGGTATCATTGTTAATATGGTTAAGGGGAATGCAGAACGTTGCTCAACGCGCAAGCCACCAGACGTACCCCACTGAGGATCTACAATCACCTCTTGCTTGAATGTTCTCAGTGGTATGGGACCATAACCATCAGCATCGAACCTGGGTTTAATCTCGGTCATGGTGCTGACTGTACCATCTGATAACTTAGGACCAACCCAACCACCGCGTGAGTCTTCAACTTCCATCACAACCTTAGATACACTTTTATCAGCCGCACGAATTGACCCCATCGCAGTAGGTGTGTCCACATCGAGTGTTTCTATAACCGGTGTGAAAGGTAACCCCACTGAAACCTTGCTGGCAGCACGAGGTAGTGTTACTGAGCCACCACTCACCACTAATCCTGTAACCTCAGCACCATCACATACAGCGGTAACAGTCTCACCATCGAGATGGTCGAGCCCTGTAATCGTAGTGGTAGCTGCACCATTGTAAGTGATCCCGCAATCAACACAGTACACGTCAGAAGATGACGTGGTGATGCGCGACTCGAACCTCTCAACGTAACGAGTAGTAACACCGTCAATAACACGCTTGACAGTACAATAAAGCGCGTCAATGTTACCTTCGGTAACAACTGCGACTGATTCAAACTCACCATCGGTGACATGGTGGTGCCATGCGAATACTTGGTGATCTCGTTGATAAGTGAGCCCCAACAATACACCGTCGTCACGAACGGCCCACAAGACACCATAGGGTTCTTGTGAGTAGGTGAGTTCTTCTATCTCGTAATCTTCAAACAAGTGTTCGGCAAGCAACGACAAGTCACCACCCGCATACTTATCGCTTGCAAAATCATACTTAATATCGCGGAACCTTGACCCTCGATCCTGAATATAAACAACCGAGTCATTGACCACTACAGGTGGTATCCATGAAGCGCCGTTATACGATTGAGCGCGCACACCCATAGTGGAAGGTGTAAGCACCTGATCTTGACCCTCTGTGACTTTGTACTCTGAACCACTGGTCAATATAATCAGTGAGTCAAGTGACACGATGTGTCGAACCTCGTTCACCTTGCGATTTTTAATAGTGAAGGTTATCGCATCATCAGCGCGACTCGGTACAGACGACCGCATCGAATTGTAGTAACCCACTTGAGTAGTGAAAATGGTTTGTGGATCGTTTGTTGTGTTTGCGAATATTTGACGTTGTTGGTAGTAACCTACTGTAGATGGATAATTACCGGCTGAACTGAATGGGTTACTAGCTTGTGGGGGTGCGTCGCTTGTAAGTGGTGCCACGTTGAAGTCAGTGAAATTTGTGGTTCTAGTATCACCAATCCAACCGTACAATCCTGTGTTGTTAGATGGATCTTTGTACACGCGATAATAATCAGCACCCGTAACCGCCGACCATGACAGTATTACACCGGCTGTAGTAGACAGTGATTTCGTGGTGATCGTCGTTGACGCACTCGCTACCGACTCAGCACCATTATCATCAACGCTTGTCACCACATATCGATATTCTTTGTCATAGTCACCTGCACCATCGCCGACTGGTGCAACTGAACCGGGGTTAGTTGCAGTACATGGTCCCACGAACGCTGCGTATAGTGTTGAATCCACACCATTTAATGTGAACGTGTTCGCGTTCACCACTGTGATGAAATAATAGTTGGTATCTAACTCGGTTATCCCGCCGTTGATCTGTATCCACGCACCAGACGTGAACCCATGCGCCGTACATGTAACCACACAGGGTGACGCATTGGTGATACCTATGACTGTTTTAACAGTAGGTGCGGTGAATGTGGGTGGTAGAATCACGGGTGAGAAATCAATATAGTCGTGACTCCAAGCCGCGTGACCTGTTCGACTGATTGTTGCGGGGGCGTAGTCGGGATGAACAATGGTCATTACGTCAGCATCTTGAACGTACATCAACTGCGGTAAGTCATCCTCGGTGTAAGGTGTTGCAATCGTGTATGCACTCATACCGCTAAGCACGAATCCACCGTCCATGACTACACGCATGGTGAGATGTTCAAACACCAATGCATAGGTTTGTTCAGTGTTAAATGAGAACGGGATCAACCGTGCACGCCTACTGGGTGACGCGAGATAACCCACAAACTTAGTACCTGGGCGCGAGTAAACACCACCTTGAGCGCGCACGATAAAGTTCTCACACACTGCCAAACTGGTTGAATATTTATTGAGGTCGGTACGCACCCGCATCGCTGGTGACAGTTCACCGCCTGTGAAACTTCGCTGGATAATATCGGGCATTAGTTTCTCACAGTTATGAATTCACTATCTGGCATGAGGGTGAACTGCTCATTCATCATCGCAGCACATGCCGCGCGAATATGGGCGTTGTATTGCTGCATTGAATCTGATTTCAGTTTACGACCTTCATTCACACCAACAATGGGTATGGCGAGCTCAGCCGCGAGTAGATGCGACAACGCAAGAATGAACTGGATACTGAATAAATTGGTGTCGGTAACTTGCACCGTGTACTCAGCACGCAATTCAGCGTAGTTAGCACCAATGACTCTGTTGCCGTCATCATTGAAAATTTGGTAGGGTACTGGCGCTTGGGTGTTTATGATGGGTAAGTTGTTACCGTAGAACTGTGAGTCAGTACGATTCACAGTTTCCCAATTCAGAATCAATCGCTTGATCTTGAGACAGTCGCTAGGGTACTGGTAAGCGTAAGCGAAGTTGAACACTTCAACATCAGTGAGCTCAGCCAATGACACAATGCGCGTAGCAAACTGCCACGGGGCATTCTCAAGTACCGAGTCACGTAAGATCGGATATAACAATTTGCACTGTTGCGCTTGAATACTCGCTTCAGTCAGTGCGTTGATACTACCACCACGGATATGTGACAACGCCAGATTGCAAATTGTTATTTCACTGCTCATTACAGAGTCTCAACTGCATTAGATAACGATGGTGGATTCTGAAAAGTAACCGCGTCAATGTCGCGCTTGTTCTGTGCATTCACTTCAGCCAGCGCAGCTTCATCAGCTAGCCGCTGCTTCTTTTCAGCAGCCGTTTCAGAAACTTCTTTCACAGCCTTCAACCACTTGGGTACAGGCTTCAGCGGTGTGTCAGTTTGCAGCACACGACGTTTACCGTTAGGGTCGTACATTTGACCCTTGAAAAACCCTTGCTCGATTACTTCATACGTGGGCATGTCAGTTACCTTTGAAAAAATCTAAAATTTTAGTTGTTAAACCCTGTGACTTTTTAACTGGTTCAACCGTTACCACGGGTTCAGGGCGCTTAATGAATCTAAATAATACACCAACTTCTTCTTCAGCAATAGGTGTAACGTCAACCATTGAAGATGGTAGCGGTTTGATCTCAGTGTCTCTGATAATCACATCACCGGCTTTATACAGATTCGAGTTGTAGAAACATTTACGAATTACATGATACTCATACATGACTCACCTCATAAAAAAACGGGCATCGCTGCCCGTTTTCATAACACCAAGGAGCTATTAAGCGCCTACGATGTTGGTTTGGTTACCAGCAGAAATACCAGCGGTCACTTTACCCAGTGTAGGGTTTGAACCCGTCACAGTGTAACGCACACCAAGGTAACGACTGGTGATACCGTTCGGTAAGAACTGCATGAAAGTTTGCTTACCCACAGTCAAGTTAGCAAGGGTAACAACTTCACTGTTTAACACAGTACCGAGTGACGTGGTAGCACCAGTCTCAAGAGTAATGGTTAAGCTGGTGAGGGTGTTGAACGCCTCAGTAACTTGGATGAGTACAGGTACAGGTGTGCCCTTACCCACATCTTGTTTCAATGCCGCTTTACCACCGTAAGGTGTATCGGCTGCACCGAGGTCAACCACGTTGGTGGAGATTGCTGTAGCAGTGATCGCTTGATCATCGCTGAACAATTGTTGTGCTGATAGGATCATATATTTCCCCTTAGTAAGACTGCGCGGATTAAACCACGCGAGCCTCGGTGTTAAGAATCGCATCGGATTCGCGAATTGGGATACCACGGTAAGTCATTACTTCCTTACCTTCGATTTCCATCGGCTTCAAACGAATGAATGAATCCGTTGAACCTGCGTTAGTTGACAACGCATCCAATGCTTCCAATACATCACGGTTGCAGTAGATTGCCAACTTACCACCAGCCACGCGACGTGATTGCAGCTTGTAGTAGGCTTTGCGCAAGAAGTTATACAACTTCACCGAACCCGCTTGAATATCAGAAACATCAATGTTCGCAACACGCGCAACATAACGCCAATCTTTCACAGCCAAGCCGACGTTCCATCGGAACAATTCTTCTTTAGCATAGTAAGCATTACCACCTGCGTCAGTAACACGTTGTGAACCTTTGTCTTCACGGGTTACACCGGCTGTAGTACCTTTTGGGTACAACAACGAGCATTGGTTTTCACCCCATGAGATGAACCAGATCGACGTGTTGTCGGAACCAGTACCACCGGCGTCAATGATCTGATTACCGTTAGGCGCAGTCAATGAGTTGAAACGCGGACTAAAGCCCATGAATTCTTCTGGATCTGACGCACTGTTACCGTAGAAAATCTTACTGGTAACAGATTGGTTCATTGCTTCCAAGTAGCTCATCGCTTCAGAAAGACGAACCGCACCTTCATTAGCTGAGATTGCCAGCAAGCGTTCATCAACGGTACTTAAACCTTCAACGAACCCAGTGGTGTCTTCAACTTGGGCAGTACGTGACTTACCTTGTGGGATACCTTGGTACAACTTACCCCATGTAACGCTTGGTAAACCAGTGCGCACGGTGTGAAGGTGAGTAGTACCTTTGTTACATTCAACCGCGATTGCATCATCGAGAATCGGGTTCATTTCTTTCAGCATCTCGATAACTTCGACATACTGACCTTTGCCGTCTTGCTGTTTGTAAATGTCGATGAGATCGACAAACGTTGCGCCTAGAGTAGCCATGTTAAAACCTCATTAAGAGTTTGGATATAAAACGCTTGCACGGTCTTTTTTACCACTATTTGTGGGGGTGCCAGTTTTACCTGGTGAATCCTCACGCATAAATGAACCGACTCGCGCCATGAATCGAATCATCTCAGGGTTGTTACCAATCCCGAAATCATCCAGCAGCTTTGTCAATTCTGGTGTACCCAATTTTTCAAGGGCAATACGGGCAGTGGCTACAGTTTCCTGCAACTTATCACCACCGATTTCATTGTCCTTTTCAGTTTGAGAACGCCAGTCCTGCTTCAACTGATCGAAAGATTCGGCCTGACTCTTAATGCTGTTTTGGATCTGTGAAGCGTGAATATCAATCAGCTTTTGAGACTGTTCCTTGGTCAAACCCAACTCTTTAAAGATGGGTACAGCTTGATCAAGGAGTGCAGAATCTAGCGTCATGCCTTCAGGCAACACAAAATCGGTATAAACATTATCGGTGTTAGCGTCACCTTCGCCAGCATCGGTACTTGCTTCTGGCTTTTCAGCCTTCAGTTCAGCACCAGCATCGCCAGGTTGAGTGGCAACATCAGCAGCAGCGGGAACCCCCGCCGCGTCTGAATCTTGTGGAACACTCGCCGGATCCCCAGCAGGTGCATTTAAAATAGTATCAGTCATGGAAGTTCTCTTTTAATAATAGTTGGTATTCACCGGGTGCCGCATGTTTCAACTCATTTACCAAGTTGAGCGCTGCTGAGCGACGACCAGCTTGGTAAGCATGGTGCAGCGGGTCAATGTGGAATGTTTCACTGAAGCACCCCCACTGACGCAACATTCGTGCCATGAAACTGCGACCACCCTCAGTTTTCATAATACCAGTTATGTCAGCAATTTCAATAGCGCGTTTGTCTGTCATTATTCCCACCTGTTATGCAAAATACGCATCTAGGGCATATTCACCACGGATGATCTGCGAGCCAGTCGCCAAGCCGACCGGCATCTTCAAGATCAAATGCACATATTGACCAGGATCGACTATAAGAGGAACGGTAAATCTTTTTGATACAGGCGCAGCCGCCCAGCCGATAGCCGAAGCGGCGGGTATTGACTGCACTCCTAGCGGTTTAATCCTTGCACGCTTAACCCCCGCAGCATCAGCCGCCGTTGCTAGCGTTACGGTTGTTGATCCGTACCCCAAGTTCCACTCTAAAAGAGTTGGTGATGCGCCAGACGCTGCGCCCATGACCCAAGCGTCAATATCAGCACCATAAATATGCAAACTTTTACCGGCATTTGTGGCCGTACCTGCCGGAACCAAAAACGCAAACAACGCGTAATCCGTCTCAGCTCCAGCTACAGCAGCAAACTGCCATTTACCCTCTAGGATAGTTACACCATAACCGCCCGTAGTGTTTGATAAAGTAGCGCTTGAAGGCGCTGCGCTGTTGGTATGGTTAGCGGTGATGCCAGACGCAACACCTTCAGGCTGTTGCCCTGAACCATTACCGCAACGAGCTTGAGCGGTTTGAAACATTTGATTTAGGTTGTGGCCGTTACAGTTTGCCCAGCAATCACCTAGTTTTAATTGCATAGCCAAAGATGGGGCTGTGCCGCCCGTGAACACCTGCGCGGCAACTGGAAAGCTCATTGAGCTGGTAGGTGCAGCCGTTGAAGCCGTACACCAAACTTGCGCCACGCATTCGTATTCAGAACCGGCGGCGGCAAGGAAAAACTCTGTTTTATCGTTAGACGCACCAATCAGCCAATGATAGCGAACGTTTGGGGTGGGGGCTGTAAGTGCAGCCGACTGGCTTGCTGCGCCGTTGTTGTAAACGATGCAACGGAATTCACCGTTGGGCATCCAAACAAAAGAATAGCCGTCTGTGGGCGCGAGAATCGCAGAAGCTGAAATGTAAGCGCCGAGGAATCCATTTTGGTTAACCTGTGGGTTTTGGGTTGCGATAAAAGAACCTTCGTACCACGTTGCGCCAGCGCCCAGCACCGGCACGCTTTGCCAGCTCTCAACTTTAGCCCCTTGGTTTGCGGCAACTAAAGAAGAGTTATTTAGTGTGATAAACCCACCGGCTTGCACTACCGTTTGCGTAGTTGTGGTTTCTTTTACCACTGAACGGTTTATGTTTGAGCTAGAAAAACGCATTTGAAGCGCTGCGTTATCAATACCGGCGCGAATGCGGTAATCGGCATCCACGTCAATAGTTCGCGTGATTCTGCCGGCGGGGGAGCCTTCCGCTGTAGTCTCACCCACTAGAGTGACGAACCCGCCTAGGGTTGAATCCGAAGTAAGGGCAACGGTTAATTCGTTTGCTGCGTTGACATCGGCCTGTAGGCCAGTCGTGCCTCTAATTTCTGCATCTAATCCCATTTTACAAACCTCAATAAACCCAATTGATAGAAATATCGCCCTTCATTTTCTGATAAGAGCGTACAAATATAGTGAAACCTGTGCCAGCAACCACATCACCAGTCGTTACATGTACGCCAATTGCGCCCATATATTTATGATCGTCGGCAGTGTAATCAGCGGTAGCGGTTGTGCCGATTGACGCCGTGACTTTCGATCCCGCTAAAATACCAGTCTGACCAGTTACAACCAACTGCGCCTCATTGGTTGCGGTAGCGCCAAAAGCAACGGTAGAAGTGCCGGATGTTACCGATCCACCACCACCTGATGCATTGATCGTGATGGTGTCTGCACCAGCATCCGTGGTGATCGTTACATTAGTACCCGCAACCAGTGTGAGTGTATCTGTAGCTGAATCGGCCACCACATTAGATTGACCAGATACAGCAATCGTGCTGAATAGGTTCTGATCACCGGTGTTAGTGCCCGAACTTGTACCTGAGAATGTACCCGATTGTGTGGCGAGTGTACCTAGACCGGTTATGTCAGTTGGTGCGAGCTGTTTGTTCTTCCACAAACTTGTTGCTGAATCGTAAACCAGTACATCTTTATCGGTGATTGACGTGAGTGACACATCATGAATATCTTCAATCTCAAACCCGTTCTGAATGGATACATCGAACTGACCCTGTGTAACGTGTGAGCGTGTAACAACGCCCAATATAACTGAGTGATACGGACTAGCGGGTTGAGTAGTTGTGGCGCCACCCGCCACCGTGGGGCTGAGATATAGGATTGCACCCTCAGTCAACGCAACCGTGTTCAACCCGCCGAGGTCACCACTAACCACCGCGTAACCGTTCGAGTTATGAGTGATGTCAGCTTGCACCACGCCGAACGTTCGATCGCTGGTTGCGCTACTGTTTGCTATAGCGAGAATTGCCAATGGCTTGTTACCACTAGCACCACTTAAATAAATAACTTGACCTTTGGTGAGTGTAGATCCTGTTTCGTTGCGTACTTGACGCACCAATGTACCCGCTTGACCGGCTACAGGAAACGAAATAAGCGAACCATCACCAGCCACATACTGAGTAGTATCACCTGTGGGGGTGTCGAACTTTAGTGCAATCGCGGCTGTGTTCTCATTAACTTTAGTCACAAGAGTGTCGTAGTCAATGATGATTGACCACGTAATACCATCACAAATGTACAGACCGCCAGACTTACGATTGATCAGCCATACACCGGTAGTCTGCTTAACAAGATAAACCTCACCCGCGTGTGAAGCGGGTGACGGTAACAGTGCGTAAGTATCAGCCTCACCATCGATAACAGTGCCAGATCCACCAGCGCCGAAGTTAATCAGATACTCTTTACCATCGCGCCCAAAGAATCCTACAGGCGCGAGAGTTACCCGATCTGTGAGAATATAGGCTTGTTGATAATCGTAGTCACTCATGGTCACATTACCGAACGGATGTGTGAATGAATCATACCATGAATCTGGTCGCCACCCAAATCTTCACCACCACCAACACCGCTTTCACTCACGGTTAGCGTAGATGAATACATCTTGCCGTCTGACACATCTCTGCGCCACATTGTGTAAGTGCCAAACGTAAAATCGGTGAGCGTACCGTCTGTGTTTAGCGTTCCCACATCAGGCAAGTGGATTACATCGCCTGTAACGATATTAGTATCTTTACCTATCGAGAATTCACCACGATCCAGCGTTGCCATTGTGACCGGTGTATAACCGACTAAACTGTTTATCGTGGATGTTTTGTTGCCGCTTAGAGTTCCGTCACCTACAGTGTAGGTTTGTACTCCTATTGCGGGGTAGATCTCACCATGCACAAACGTGGGCATTGACCACTCGAATGAATTTGCGCCAGTGTCGGTGATCGTTGCAGCTTTACCTGCGAATGTTAACGATGAGGCTGTACCTAGTCCAGTAGTCGTGCCGGTATAACCTGTGCCGCCTACGTTTACAGGGGATGATAGCGTGTCAAGTGACGCGGATGCACCCGCTGTGACATCAAGATAAAAGCCTCTGCGGGTATCGTTTGATACTGTACCAAGTCCAGACAAACTCGATGGCGCTGAACCAAAGGCTGCACCGACATAGGTGAATGACTTGACACCAGTGGAAGTCTCAAGCGATACGGCAGTGCTGTCATGCTCGACTTGCACACCAATCCATAGCCAATCACCGTTGCTGTAAGTTGTTGCAGATGCGGGGGCTGCGCTTTTGTCCGCAATCACAAAGCTAGGGTCGCCAGTGTATTCGACTGACTCTCCTAATTTTGTTAGCGGTACTAAATCAGTGCCAGAATAAACAACAAAATTAAGACCAGCCCATGATGCGTTATAAGCCTGAATCCAGCCGTGTATTGTATTTACCGTTCCTGACGATGCCGCCTGCGGCAGTCGCTCAAGATAGATTCCACCAGCATCACTGCCGCTTGAGCCGGAAGGCTGCGCGCTGTTGCCATAGGTAGCCATTAGACGAACCCTCCGGTACTAATCTTGATATTGTCAAAATACATATCAAACGGAGCTGTTCCGTCTTGAGCGTACCCACCGAAAGCGACTCGATCTAAAGACTTATTATTAGGGTTTCTATTGAACAAACCGGTACAATTTGCATAAACAACCCCGTCAATCTCAAGGTAAAATGCACCGTTTGCTATCTCGTTGCCAGAAGTTGTTCCGGTGTTGAATTTCTGATGTATTTTTATATGCCTCATTGCCCCACCAGCAATGCCAGTGTAGTTTGCATTTTGAGGCGTGCTTATAACTGCCGTTGATCCATAACTGCGTCCAGAATACTGTGGATAAGTGCCATCCAAATAAATAACATTCTGGGCATCGTTTGTGAGAATCGCCCCATCACCAAACGAGATTGCGGGTAATACCCCTCCAGCAAGTAGACCGTATGTAGTGTTGGCATATCCGTAGGTGGCCTCTTCGCCCTCTAAATTTATGCCAAAGAATTTTATAAATTTACACCACTGGCCAACACTAAGTCTCGTATCGAGCTCAACATAAACATCTAGCGTGTTAGGGGGAAAAAAATATTCCAGCCATGTGTAACTATTTCCTGTTGCGGTGGGCACAGATGCTTTAAACTGACCTGCCGATATACTGATTGATCCACCACTCGCGGAACCAGACCCCCAGCTTGTATTTGGATATATTGAGGCTGGCACCAACTGTCCATCGGTAAAGTTTGCGGAGCCTATTAAGATTCCACCGCCGCCCTGCGCATTAGAGTTAAACTTCCCATTGCCACTAGCTGTGCCGGTTATCGTAATATTCGATTGTGCTGTCATTGGTTATTTACCAGACTATAGTTCCCGTTGATGCTGTTGCACTGACTCGAATCTGCACCAGTCCGTATACAAAAGAAATACTCTGAATAGTGTTTGCCGGTATTGTACCCAGTGCCGCCCAACTAGATGATCCTGACAACTTACCCTCAACCGTCAATGTATTCGCCCCATCGTTCTGAATCGAAATCTCACCATTGGGGTTGCTTGGGTCAATCGGTGTTTTCACATCGATTGTCTGAGGGTTGCCAGTGGTCACGCTGAATGTTTGTATGCTCATCACATTAATCCTGAATTTTTAAGCGCCATACCGAGCGCGTTATCCTCACCAATGGAGGTGTCTGATACTGTTTTGGCAGTTTGTGCTATTTGAGCAGCTTGTTCTTGCATCATAGCCGCCTGCTGCTGCTGTTGCTCAGCCGCTATGATTTCTTTAACTTCATCATCACCACGGATCACGCGAGGATTAACACCCATCGCTTCAGCATACTCATCAAGCGCCTGTTGAGCATCGTACTTGTGGCGTGAATCTGGCCATATCTGTGCAATCTCAGTGGCGAACCCTGTGAGGCGTTCCAATCCACCAACTGCAACCATACGCTGAGCTTGTGCGAGAATCGATACATACTGCACTGACATCTCGACACCATTCATCTCCGGTGGCGGGGGTGGTAGCACCCCTGCACGCTGTAGAATGCTGAAGGTTCTGTCAATCAACGGATCTAGTAGCTCATTGTGTAGACGCTCAAGCACTGGCCCAAGCATCAACAATTTTTCTTCTTGCTTCTCAGCAACCTCACGCGCCGTGATCTGGCGCCTGTCACTGTTAATCATCATCAAGAATAAATCTTCATAGAAGGTGCGTTTCACACGCTGCTCAACTTCTTGGTTCAAGCTGACCATCGCATTTAGATCTGGTCTAAACCCTTCATAGATAGACTTCACACCTTGATTCTGCCCATCTACCCACACAATCTGACCGGGTTCTAAGTTACCACCAATCTGTGTTTTGAGTGACACATCACCCTGCATCGGTGGACGCACGATCATGTCGAGCGCTTGATACTTGCGCTTCTCACCAAGTTGTAATGCTTTAGCATCACCGAGTGCGTCCATACCTGGACATGATGTTGCATAAATATCTTCGCCCGTTACATCCCATCGCGGTGCTAGAATCGGGAACTCATCGAATCCTGACTCATTTAAGAATAGAGTCTGGTCACCCTTGGTCGATGTCTCATAATAGACTGATCTGAACTTTTTGTCTTTCGCCCATGGTGACTGTGAATCACGGTCGTCATTCGGTTCAATAGCGTGAACAATCGGAACCCATGCTTCAGTGTTACCACGTTTCCATTGGTCATTGACAGCACTTGAACATTTCTCAGCACCATATTCTTTAATCAACTGACCTACTGTTTTCTCATACTCAAGGTAGAAAGTATCAATTTCACTGAGTCCATTGGCGCCAATCATGTAGCTACCGACTGTGTACGGGCGACAACGAATCACGTTCTCATAGTCGAAGTACACACCCATCGGTGCAGTGCCGAACACCCCCAACTCTGAATAAACAGTGTGTAGTGCGTTGTAAGCGTTAGATTGACTGAACACTCGGTACATGATCGTTTGAACATCATTGAGCCAGCGCTTCACTGCTGAGTATTCATTCAACTCAACATTAGCGCATTGCAGCTTGAACCACGGACGCGCAGGTGATGTGATACCAGCCATCATACCCGCAGCCATTGTGCGCGCAGCCATGCGTGATGTGTTGTTGTATTGGTTCTGTAGGTGTTGATAACCCTTGTTACGGTCACTGGTGAGAAATCGACCACGCGCTGCGAGATGATAGTCACTGAGTGACTGATACACAGGTA